TAATAAGGTCTAGGAACTGTTACAGGTTTGTTTTTTTCTTGTGGGCTATACATATCAAAAGTAATATAAAATGGTGTATTAAATACCCAATATGTTGTAGTATTACCATTTGCCATAATTTTTGATGGATTATCAAGATAATTATGAACAATAGGATTTGTTAAAGTTTTTACATCAACAATATATCTTTCAAGCAATTTAGTTTCTTCAATTAAAACCAAGTCATGATTATACTTCTTTTGTATTATGACTTCATCACATTCATCACTTGCAACATCATAGTATTCACTTTCTTCTGTTTCACCATCATTTGTTGTTATTTTGCACTTATTAAATGGTTTAATAGGTTCTTGCTTATCTACACAAAACAGTTCTAAATAACCTGCATCTAAACTTTCATCAGCAGTATTTTGTTGTTGAATAGGCATTGTGCAATGATTTGTGTAATCAACATTGTCAATAGATATTTTTGTTTTTATCATTAAACACCTCCCCTAGATGAATTTATATTTGTCCCTGCCCTACCTTGTATCATCTGCGTTTGTAAATTCTGCATTTGTTTGTTTGCGTTAAATTCTGCATTTTGGAAAGCGAATTGAATACCATTAGAAATAACTTGAACTGCGATAGCAAGTATTGCACCACCGCCACCGCCAATTCCCATTGTTTTGCCCATTGCATAACCAGCAGTGGCAGTGCTAACCGTGTTTATTGCTTTGGTTGCAACATTCATACCAAAGTTTATTTTGTCGGCTACACTCTTTTTCCCTGATACCAAACTTATTCCGTTGCTATAAGATGATACTGTGTTTTGTATAAATGGCTGAACAGTTTTAGATGCAACATACATCATTACTGATCCAGCAATTTGTCCTGCAGTCTTATCATCTTTACTAGGAACTTTTGTTTTGTCATCTTCTGCCTTGTTATCTTTGCCATTTCCACCAACCATATTGATGTTAATTTCATAAGTTGCCATTTATACCACTCCTTTTAATTTGTTTCTTCACTTTCTTCTATATTTTCTGTTATAGTTCCAAACACTCTAATTGTGTATGTTCCTGGCTCTGCAAATGTATGAGAAGTCGCACCCTGTTCATAATTTGCGCCAATAGTTTTGCCACCATCACCCCAAAAGACATGTCCTGTGGCATTAAGTGTTACATTTTCATTGTTTGTTGTGGTCTTAACTGTTTTTATTGTCCAACCTGTTCCATAGTCCAACAAATCTTCAACACCTTCAACAAGGGAAACATTCATTCCTGCATTTGTTCCCAATTGTAAACTAATGCTATCACTTCCAAGTGTGCAAATATAAATATTTTCTTTCTTGTGTCCTTTCGCATATAAACACACTGCAACATCTTTGTTATAATCCAACACATCTTCTTCAATCAAATCACAAAAGTCTGTTGTTAATTGTGCGATAACCATATCAAAGCATAACCCACCTGCTAAAATTACACCTTTTGTTCTTTTCTCATTTGAAATTAGATTGTGATTTGCTTGTTTTTCGTTTGATATAGTCAAAGATTGAAATGCAATTGTTTCATTATTTGGCTTTAATTTCCATTGATTTGAAGAAAAACCATTTGCAATGCAAACTATTTCTATTATCTGCGTTAATGGAACGCAAGAAGGCATATAACCAAATGGTTTTATTTCCGTTTGTGTTTCAGGAAGTTTCACCAGGTATGTTGTGCTAAAAAAATCACCACCAAAGTTTTCAGCAGTGATATTCTTATTGTTGTAATTTTCTGTGAACCAGGTTAATATTCTTCGCACATCACTAACCTGTTTTGCAATTTTCTTCTTGTCAACTCTTTCTTTTTTCCCATTAACATACCAGGTGATTTGAAAAGTTAAGTCTTGAAATTTTAGACCTTCGCCACTAATTGTGTTTGAAAATAGTTCCAAAAGTCCGCAAATATAACTTTCTGTGCCTTCTATTTGTTGGTTGTTTGCTTCAAGTTCACCAGCATCTGTATAAATTTTGAACACTGCACCTTGCGGATTTTGGTTCAAAATGTTTTCTATTTTTTGTGATACATCAATTATTTCAAGCATCTATTTTCCCTCCAATCTTTCTTGCTATAAATTGTGCGGTAGGCATCACCGCATTGTCAAACCACTTATATGTGTTTTTGAATTTTGGATTCTCATTGATAATTGCCTGGTAGTTTATACCTGCTCTTTTAATTAAGACTTCATCATCAATGTAAATTGTCCAAGTATTAGGCTTTGTTTGTTTGCATTTTATTGCAGTAAATGCCAAATAGTTTGTTGCATAAGGATGGCGGTCTTGATGCAATTTATTTGGCGCATGATTATATCTCAAATAGTTCATTGCTTTAATTGCAATCAATTCAAGATTATTCATCTTACCCTGCCCTGCAAAGTGTGATTATTTTAGTTTTATTGCCATTTTCTTTGAAGAAAAGACAGGCAGATGATGAATTTGTTGAGTCAGCATCTTTTACTTCCAAAACAAAGTATTTTCGCCCTTCAAACCAACAAATATCATCAGTCTTAATAGGCAATGTTGTTTTTGTTTCCCAAGTTGCATCACCTGTCGCAACTGTCATATTTCCATTTGATGTTTTTCTTGACACTTCTTTGTCAGGTTTTGAAAACTTAAAATAACCATTATTTCTGTCATCTTCGCCATCAACCCACTTTGCTCTAAAAAATTGTTTGTTTTTAGGTGCTAAAAATTCTAACATTACCAAACCTCCACATCAGGTATTTCAGGAATAATTGTTGAAAGGACTCCAGTGGAATACAAGATTTCTTTTACATTTGGTGAAATGTTATCTTTCTTTTCATCTTCCAATGACTCATCACCTTTGATTGCTAGTTTTTCCAATTGATATTCAAGACAATTTCTCAATTCAAGGCTTAATTCTTCATCAGTTGCTAATTGATAACAAGCGCCTTCATAATGAACCGCATTTTTCCTAATGAACCTGTAAACATCATCACTAACTCTTTTTAATATTCTACTATGCAATGTGTTAACATTAGCATCAGTTTCATCAACTGTTGTTAAGTCCATTTTCACGACATTATTATTCACCCATTCTTTATCAAGAATAAACCTTTTTGTTTTCTTGTCAAACACCATTCCTTCACTGTAAATCATAATTCCTCCATAGCGATATTTTCCCACCAATTGCAGAATTGAACTGCAATGCAAATTTTTTGCACTTCCAAAAATGGTGATAAAAAAGGAAAGCAAAACACTTTCCTTTTTGTTTAATTATTTATTGTCTAGGCACTTTTTTCAAGTTTAACAACATGAAGTCTTGCGCCTGCAATGTTATCAACACCTTCAATGTCAAATGTTTCAGTAACAGATGTGTAACCTGTCTTTTCAACTTTGATGTAAACTTTGTTCACATCTGCTGGAATTGTGTATGAACCATCTGTGTTAGCAGTGATTGCTGTTCCTGATGAACTTGTTGACTTGACAGTTAATGTTGCACCAGCAACTTCGCCATCAATATCTGTTGCTTTGATAGTTAATGCAACTGCTTGTCTAGGTGCATGTGCATAAATACCAACTGCTTTGTTGTCGTAAACTTCTGCAAGACCATAGTTTCTGTATTTCAAGATATATGCATCTGCATTTTGGTTGTCTTCTGGTGAAATAACATTTGATGCTTTGTGTTTTTGGAATTGCATTACTGCTGATTTTTCAACAATCAAGAAGTCAAGTGCAAGACCTTTGTTTTTGTAACCTTTATCACCAAGTTCACAAATTGTGTAAAATCTTGATGCTGGAACTTTAACAATTTTCATGTCATCAAATTCTTCAAGTTTTCTGTTAATCTTTGAGTCGTTAACATCACTGAATCTTGTTGCGCCACCTTTTCTCAAAAGGTTGTAGAATGTGTTAGATACAAACATTACCAAGTTTGTAGATGGCACTTCTTTATCACCCATGATTTGTTCTGCTGTTTCAACTGCTGAAATTGCTTCATCAGGTGTTTTAACAGAACCATAACCAGCAAGACCTGCCTTGCTAGCATATTTTGCAATACGGAAGGCATCAAGTTCAGGAATTGCTTTTGTTCTTTCAAATTCGCCTGAAAGTTTACCAAATGCAATGTAACCACTTTCTACATCATCCATTTCATCAACAGAGAATTTTTTGCCTCTATCATAGTTAGGTGATTTTTCTTCTTGTGTTAATGTAACATCACCATTTACATAACCATTTGCTCTGCTGTAATCACTCAAACCATCCATTTCCATTTTATCAACGGTGAATGTTTTTGCTTCTTTTGTAGAGTCAATCTGTTCTGTGTCCAAAATACTTGTTAGACACTCATTTTGATAAATTTTGTCTAATGATTTCAAATAGACCTTGTGTAAACTAATATTGTTTGCCATATTTTTTTCTCCTTAAATTTTTTATAGTCCCATTGACTTTTCCAATGCTTTTTCACTTGCTAATTGCTCGGTGTTAGCACTTGAATTATTAGGTCTAGGTGGCACAATGGACTTTCCACCTGTGGTTGCTTTGAAATACTTTGAATTTTCGCCTTGTTGCTTAAATTCCTTCAAGCAAGATGCAAAATCCTTTTCTTCTGTAACCATTCTTAAAACCTTATATTCAACAAACTCTTTGAACTCATCACTCACACCTTCTTTCATAAATGCATTGTCAATTTCATATCTTGCCAATTGATTTTGTAAATCAGTGCTTTTTGATTTTTCTGCAGTCAACTGTTCTTGCAAAGTTTTGATTTCAGGCGAATAATCACCGCCCTTGTATCTTTGTTCAAGTTCTTCCATTTCTTTCTTGTGTTTTGCTTCAAGTCTTGAAATGCGGTTTTCCACAACACTGTTCAATTCTGCTTGCGTAAAGGTCTTTTCAACCTGTGTTTTCTCTGTTCCTGGCTTCGTTTCATCAACCTTTGACTTGTTATCTGTGGCTGACTTATTTGTGCCTTCTTCCACCTGTTTCTTTTCGTTTTCAGTGGTGTTAACTGGTTCTTTTTCTGTTCCACCATTTTCTGTTGTGTTTGGTGTCAACACATTTTCATTATCTTCCATGAATGCTCCTTTTTTTAGGTCTTTGTTGACCGATTTCAAACAAAATTATTTATTTATGATAATTTTGTAGGACTTCCTGGTTCAACAGGTTGTTCTTCGTTTTGTGCAGGATCAACAGACTTCTCTGCTTCTTCTGCAACTTTGCTTGATACATCTTCTGCAACATCAGGCGCTTTTTCTGTTAGTTCATTGAACTTTTGGATTTTTTCCTCTGGTGTCATATCTGCTGTATCAATGCCATTTTCTCTCAATGTTTCATCAACCATTTCAAGAAATACATTGCCACTGTCCATCTTTGCTACCTCCTTATAAATAATTTTGTTTATATAAACAACACAATTTGTTGGTTATACCAAGTAATAAAAAAGTCAAAGAATAATCCTTGACTTGTAAAATGCTCTGCCATTTGACACACAGAAACTTTCATATTTTATTGTTAATTGCTTTGCCAACAGTCTGTAATTTTTTGCTTCTTGACCTTCCAAAAGTTTAGCATTTGCTTTACACAACCTGATATTTCTTTCAAATTCTCTTTGCTTCATATCAACTGCATACTCTTTTTGTCTTCTTTCTTCACTTACTGTTGGTTGCCTCATTCCTGGCTTGTATGGAATCAATTTGTGTCTGCAATTGAACCCAAGCAGTCCATTTTTCCAAACTCTGCCTGATTTTGTTGTAACAAACACATCTGTTGCTTCCTTCAATGGATAAATTCTCTTACCATCTTCGGTTGTTCCTGATTTGTTACTTAAACTCAAAACCTTTCCTTGCCAAAATGCACATCTCTTTGAACAGTTTGCATGACTGCTTACAATCACCAAATCTGTATTTTCTTTCAACTTATCAACCATAGCAATGTTATCCTCGTTTCTTTTCCACATTTCCATTTGACTGTCTAGTGGCTGATGTGCAACTCTTGTCGTTGGATAACTTTCCGCTAGGTTTGACATTGACTCGTTGATTTTCGGTATTCCTTGTTGTTGAAGGCTTTTATCAACCGCCACCTGCAAAGACTGTTTTTCAAGGCTTGTAACAGGTGTTTTTGGCTTAATGATTGCAAGACCAAGCAATAACAAAGGTTCACCAAGTTTTAATGATTTTACTGCTATTTTCCACTGTTTAATTGCAAACTTTAATAAACTAATTTGACACTTCTCTCTTGCATCACTATCAGTTATGGCTTCCAATTCTTTTTTTAACAGTGTCTTTACATCTTGCATCAACCGTTCCGCTTTATTGACAGAGAACAGTGCATTTTTAATTAAAATTTTAATATCAAGTTCACAATCTCTTGTAATCTCAACTATGTTATACATTTGTCCTCCTGTTGCAATAAAAAAACACCAGCAATTAAAACTGATGTTTTCTGTTTAGATTTGTTTTTAATAGCACATGTCAATAATTTCTGTTACGACATCATCACCACTTGTGTTTGGATCAGCATTTTTAAGATACTCAATGCAATCTTCCAAGTGTTGTGGCTTTCTTTTTATTGCTATTGCTATTGATGTAATTTGTTCATTGTTCAAATCAAACTTTTTTAATTCAGGTTTAAGTTTGTTTGCAAGTTCTTTGTCATCAATCATCTTTTTCCTCCAATAACTCAATAAGATTTCTGTATTCTTCAATATCTATCTTGTCAACAACTTCAAAATAACCTGGCTTAACACTTTTCACAAAATACTTTGTGTTTTCAATATTTATTGCTGTTGCCTTGACAGACTTGTTTGCATACTTTGTCGCAAGCGCATGTGCAACTTGTGCATACTCTTTCTTTGGTAGATATATGCTACCATTTTTTGATTTGGAAGTCAATGATTTGCCTTCATCTTTTTCCTGGCTGGTTTCACCTTGTTTTTCCTGTTTAGAATTGATTTCGTTATACTTGTTGATAACTTCTTCAATACTCATATTTTTGGTGTCAATGCCTGCCTTTTTAAGTGTTGAAAATGCTAAACCAATAAAGTTCCCCATATTACACCTATCTCAAATTACTTTTAGTTTTAACAAAATCTTCATAAGAAGCATTTTTGTTCTTTTTTCTAAACTCTTCAAATTGATTATGGCGCATAGTCATTATGTCTTCAATGAATTGCCACTGCGGATCACCTTGTTTAGTTTTTATTTGCTCTGTTATATAGTTTTTATTCCAAATATCATCTTGCAAATTACTATAAGTTGTTGGTTTCAATGCGCTATAATCTGTCTTGTCTTCAATGCCACCATTTGATAAATGACCTTTGCCTGAAACAAATGCTTTTGCTTCATCAGGTGAAATTCCCATTGCTGTTGACATTTTCTCTGCTGTTGCTGTATTTTGATTTGTATTTCCGCCATAACTCTTGATGGCTTCTTTCTTTGCATCATCAACAGAACCAACATATTTTTGTCCATTACTACTTCTAACCAAGTATGAATCATCTTTCTGCGGAATGATTTGAATCCATTTTCCACCTGGCAAAATTAAATCAACTTTTCCTGAACCTTTATAATTTTGCAAATCATTAGAGATATTTGCTGTTGTTGTTTGTTTGTTGATATTGTCTGGATTCCCAGTTGTATATTTATCATTTCTATTTTCTTCTGTTTTGCTATTTAGAAAATTGCTATATGCTTCATCATCTTCTTGTATTTCCTTATGCATTCTCTCTGCATCTTTATATCCTAGACCAGTTTCTTTTGATAAATTTTCAACATCTGCATCTTTCTTGTTGGTTGTTTTTTCTGTGTCGGTTTTGCCTGTTTCTGCGGTCTTTTCTTCTTGTTTTGGTGTTTCTTCACCCTTTGTATTAGAACCGCCTTCACCGCCTTTTATTTCGTTGTATTTTGCGATTGCTTCGCTTGTATCTATCTTGCTTGTGTCAATGCCTTCTTTCTTCAATGTGGCAAATACCATTCCTATGAAATTACTCATCATTTCCTCCCATTTCATTACTATATTTTTGCGCCAATAAATCTTCGGCATCTTGCATTGTTCCTGTTGCCTGCATTTCATTGACAAAATCTAGCGCCTGTTTTCGTGTCATTTTCCTGGTTATAACAAAGTATTCAACTTTATCAATCAAACCTTTCTCAAACTCTGTCATTGCCTGTTGTTTTTCGCTTTCTGTATCAATGATGATAGAGTCATCAAAGTTGACAGATATTTCACCAGGATCAACATTCAAATATTCACAAATGGCTTCTGCAAGACCAATCAATGCATCTTTCAATACAAGTTCGTGTTTTCTTATGTTCCTGAACAAACTTGAATTTGAACTAATTATTTGTGTTGCGGTAGATATTACACCATTGCTAAAAGTGTAAAAGTTTTCACCAAGACCAACCTTTCTTGATAACAGGTTCAAGTGTGTTTGCATTGCCTTGTCATGTTCATCAACTCTCAATGCCATATTACTTTCATAAATAGGTGGCTTGTTGTTTTCCCACTCATCACCCAACTGTTGATAAACAACTTCGTTTTCATCAATGTAATCAATCCAATTATCACTTGTTTTGTCATACCTGATTGCTTGCAAACCTGCTTTAACAAATATTCTTTTTCTGCCCAACCTAAATTCATTTTTGTATGAAGAATAGGTTTCATCAATACTTTTTAGAACTGAAATTGCATTTCCAAAGATACTTATTCCCATAGGATTTGTTTTATCAATGTTGTTAACAATGTTTGGCTTGATGATTTGGAATGGTGAACTTCGCTTTAATTTAGTGCTATATTGAAGTCCTTTGTTTTCAACATTATCAATTCCTTCAACAACATCACTTCCCTTAACAGTTCCGCCTTCACCATTTATTTCTGTAACATATTCCAAGAACTCTTTTTGCTTTTCATCATAAACAAATGACATTACTTTGTATGTTACATTGCCATTATCATTTCCAATTGTTACAAAAGCACAATCTGTAATTTTGCCATTGTCCCACTTAATAGGAAAGATAAAATCACCATGAATGTATGAAAGAACCAAGTCATCAACAGTTATGTTGTTCATATCTGCGTTTGGCTTTATTGATACCACAAACGCACCTGTTCCAAGCGCCAATGCAAGTTCTGTCAACTGATTGCTTTCAACAGCAAAATTGTTATTTTTAAGAACCTTTTTCAGCAATGCATCTGCACTAGCATTTGCACACTTGATTTCCACCTTTTCTGTCATCAATAGGCTTGCCATATCTTCGCAACATGTTTTCGCCATACCAAGTGATAGATATTTTTGTGATTTTCTTTTCTTTCCTGTCCAAATTGTGTATTTATGCCACTTTGTTTCACCTTCATACCACTCTTTGAACTCTTTTATTCGTGAAAAGAACTCAATATATGAAACATCAGTGCTAAATGCTCTCTGTATGTAATCACTCACTACTTTTGTTATTTCCATAACTTACTCCTTCATAGATTATTCAAGCAATGCAATCTTTCGCAAGTTTTTGCTCCAGGACTGAATTGCATATTCAAATGTGTCCAAATCATCAATGACATTAACTTCACTGACTTCATCCAACCTTTCTTCTGTTCCTTCCTTGTAAACTGCATCATTAAAGGCTTTGATTGCATGTTTACATCTTTTATGAACTCTAACCATTCCTGCACCCATAAGTGCTATTGTTAGGTGTATTCTTTCTTTGATTTCATCTTTTACACAAGGTTTAACATTGCAAGGGAAATCATCTTTTGCGACTGCAGTCTTCAATGATTCGCCTAATGTTGTTTGTGCATTATCAAAGTATGAAAAATCAACTCTATAACCATAACCCTTACATTCATGTAGAAACTCAATAAATTGCTTTTGCAATAATTGAACATCACCATGTTTTGTAATGCTTTTTTCTGCCAATATATCAACACCTTTGAAGTCGTATCTTAAACCAACCAACTTGAAGACTGTTCTTGATACATTTTCACCAAAGTCAACACCGCAAGCATATTCAACATACTTAACAGGTTCATCTTTGTCATCAAATATGAACTTGTCATTGTTTAATGCAAATAGTTTATAGATTGCACCTGAACCGCTTACCCACTTACCAAGAATAAATCTGTCATAGAACTCTGTTCCTTCATACAGTTTTTTCATGTGTTCAACATAGGCTGGTGATAATGTTGGATTGTCATCTATTGTGAAATTGTAAACCTTTACACCTGAACCTTCTTTGTCAATGTAGTCTGTTTTTAACCAATGACTAGGAATATCAGGATTTGTTGTGCAGATACAAACTGCACCTGGCTCACTCAACCTGGAAAGCAACATAGCAAATACATTTTTTGGATATGTTGTTACTTCATCACATACTGCCCAAGCATAAGTTGCACCCCTGATTTTGTATTCGCTTGCTTTATCATTAGCACCAACCAACCTGACTTCTGTTCCAAATATAACCACATACCTATTACCTGTTGCATCAACCTTAACTTCGCCCACATTAGCAGGGAATAAATCACGCATAGGTTTTAATATGTTTTCTTCTATTGTTCCAAGTGTTTTGCCTGTTATGATGCCCCTAGCGCCTTGATAAACATAAATTAGCATAGGTATGATAAAGTATGTCAGGAAGGTCTTTCCGCTTCTTATAGCACCATTAAAAATAGTCAACGGAGCAAACCATTGACTATTCATTTCACTTATTATTTGTGCCTGTTTCTTTGTGAAACCACCAAACATTGATTATTCCTTTGTTTCATCAAGTTCAGTGTGTTTGTTCATAAACTGTGCAAACTCATGCAATGGCACAATTGCATAAATCACTTTATCATTGCTAATTGCTATGTCAAACAGTGTTACACCATTAACCTTTGTTATTGTCAATGTTACAGGATATTCACCGGTCTTAGTAGCACCAAAGAACGGTATAGAAACAACAGGATAAGTTTCTGTAATTGGAGCATCAAAAGTAACAACCTTCTCTGCCGATGTAACACCATCCTGAGTTATTGTATAAGAAATATTATCAAGAGCTGTAGTTCCGGCATTTATAAGCTGTACATCATAAGCCTTCTCCTTACCTACTGCAGTCTGTATGTTTCCTATAGATACTGGAACAACATTATAGTCCTTGAA